GCTATTCTCCAGCTCCAGGTACCACTACCTGCGGGCAGAATAGTGCTTCAACCCGCTGCTAACCCGATCACTGATAGGGGCGAGCGAATCCTTTTCGCTGGGTTTCCTCACGGCATTCCTCATCTCCTTGTACACGAGGCTGTCGTATCCGCTCCATGCGGGTCGAAAGGGTTCTACATCGACGGATCAATCAATGGAGGTAACTCCGGCGGTCCAATAGTCAGTGCCGCCTCTGGGGAAGTTCTTGGAATTGTCACTCAGCGCCGCTTCATCGGAGGCGCGCAGCTGGATAAGCTCGGCCCTCAAGTAAATCAGATAGCTCAGCATTGTAAGGCGATGGCAAAGGGAGGCGCCGGTATCGCAATCATGGGCGTTGACTTCGGAGGCTATGCAACAATGATGGCTGAAGGATTCGGGGCCCTATCTGAGGTCATCGCAGGCAATGCTAACTGCGGAATTGGGATTGGGTTCAAAATTGGATTTGCTAACGATGAGATACGGCTCCATAACCTAGCTAAACCGTAGGTATCCGTGTTTCACAAAGGCAAGCTTACGACCTGATGGATTCTGGTCATCACCCCAGAATACACGCAGCACCTCGTTATCCACGCCGTAGAGGATGACGAGGGCTCGATACAAACCTGTGAAAATGATCAAACGCGCTACAGCCCTCGTGGACCATAGCTTGCACGGCGTTCAACCCCGCCACCCTCCGCAGTCAATCTCCCCAAAAAAAGAACCTGCACGTTTTTGAAAACACCCTGAAACCCACGTTTCAAAAGTTTTCGCCCAATGAAACCGGGCACTCCAGCGCTTCCCCTTCCTTGACCGCACCCTGCACCGCTGTGCAACCGCACTTCATTTCCTTTCAAAACTTTGCACTCTGTGAAATTGCCGATTGCCTGCAGAGCCACACGGCCCGCTTGGGCTGCAGGTTCGTTTGCACTACATCGGTATTTGCACAAAAAACGGACGTAAAGCCCGTCGGCGGGAGGGGGATAAGTGCTTTTTCGGCCAGTTTTTCTTCTCCGGTCCGAATTTTTTCCCATCGAAACGCTGCTTGGACGTTAAAAGCATTCGGGGCGAAGTGGTTGAGTGTAGGATCGAACTGCCGCCATTTTTGCTTTCGATCGAGAGCTCGACCCTTTGAATTAGATGTCCAATGGATTAGGTTGTAGGCATGGATCTCTACGCAAGCTCATCGGGAGCGTCGGTTGGTGGTTTCGGAAAACAGTTTAATATTTGCCTGGTGGAACACCAGCCTCGCTCCCTCAGGCAGAAGCAGGTCGACGCAGGCAGAAAGAGCCATTGCTTGCCAAGTGGTAGTCAGTTTAATCACAGAGATTGGCGCCGATTTCATCGCTCTTGGAGAGATGTCAGACACGGACCTCTCTGAACTTTCTAAAGTTTGTAACGAGCTAGGATATAGCGTTCACTCAGGCATAACGAAGGCTGGACGATCAAAGTTTGACATATGCTATATATGCAACGACCTTAAGCTGTCAATCCTAAACTTCAAAGACATAATATCCAAGAAAGGGGAGTCAACACTTAAAATCGCAAAAAGAGTCGACATTGTAGCATTGCTAGACGGCACAGTTTTCCACCTATTTATTTCCCACTGGCCAAGCAGACTGTGGTGTGAACAAAATCATGCTGACAGGCATACTTTCGGCATGCGCCTGAGAGATTCTTTTGATGATATTATTCAAGAATACGATGCTAGCCCATTCGTAATCATGCTCGGTGACTACAATGATGATCCGTTTGATCAATCTCTCACTGAGCAAGTCATGGCAAGCCGCGATATTGATTTAGTGCGTCACACGAAATATCTGCTTTATAACCCGTTTTGGAGGCATCTGTGCAAACAGACTGAGGATCACCACGGAGCTGGCAGTTATTACTACAAGGGCGGCAAGACCACCAAATGGCACACCTTTGACCAGCTGATTTATTCTCAGGCATTTCTGACATCACGCAGATGGATGTATAATCATGGGTATGATCTTGTACATGAAATACCAGAGTTGATAGAGATGATTAAAAATCCAGATATCATATTTGATCACCTCCCTGTATTTGGGAAAATAGAAAAGGTCATCCACAATGGTTAACTTTATCGAGTCATTCAACAAAGGAATGTCAGCGGCCGAAAAAGCCATTGCAAACAAGGATGAAATCGATTCAGTTTTCGAGCAACTTAGCGATCAACTGCAGCAAGCGACAGGTGGAAAACTAAAAATAAGCATCGCTGAAAAGCAGACACCTTTAGTCACTTTTACGGCAAGCTTGACAGATATAATGAATAGGAAAACTTACTGGGCAATAGTTGCTTCAAACCCATTAACGCCTTATCAACCTACGGAATTGGCGCAGTGGAAGTTTAGTGAAAATGGTTACCCGTGTCGTATTGTCCTTCCAAATACAGAAATATTCTGCGAAGACAAAACTGCCTTGGAAAATGCATTAAGCAAAATGATTGCGACCCCTGCTGCGGGGAAAAAGCTAAAGGCGGTAATTGAGCAGCCTACGGAATAGCGAGCTTTTAACAAAGTATGACCGGCAAAGGCCGGTCATACATCACACATCACACATCACACATCAACGCTCAGCTAGCGGCGCGAACTTTGAATAACCGAGATCAACTTTGTAAGTTGTAAAGCAGCTTGGACACCGGAACGGCGCCCAGATATCTTCCTTTCTGATAGGGATTCGGGCTCCACAGTCGCAACTAGCTGATATCCCCGCAACTTTGGTGAGCACTTTCTCCCCCTTTTCACTTACCTCTTTTCGGTATATTTCATTGCACTTAGAATTACCACAAGTGACCAATTCGCCATTATCAAACTCACTCTCACCGACAAATACTCTTTGCCCACAATGACAGTCCGCATGAATGGTCATGTGCACCGCGAGAATCAACGTTGCGTCTTGCACTTCATCAAGAGCGGAGATTATCGCTCCAAAAGATTCAACATTTAAAGCAGCCTTTGTTTCATCATCTTTTGGAGCATGTAAGTACGAGCCAAGCTTATTGTAGAGCTTCCGAAATTTCCTCCATGGAATAGCTTTTGTCTTTCCTAAACTCACCCACTCAGCTGGCATCCCATCGCCCTCGACTGGCATGCCAATCTCCATCCCCCCCGCTTGATCTGATATAGGATCAAACGAAGCCAATGTTTTGATAATTTGATCTGCCTTCCAACTGGATGCTAATTGCCCAGGAATTTTTTCCCCGTACTGTTTTAGCTGCCTATAAGCGATCAGCTCAAAACAAAATCTTAGTTCTAAACTGGCATAACGAATTGATTGTTCATCCCCAGTAGCTAGTAGACTTTTAGCCCTATGAAGATAAGGCGAGATACCAAACAGATCCATTATTCCCCTCCAGTAAATTACAACCAGCATACTGACAGCAATAGAACCGAAAATGCAAATCATAGAAAAAAGACCCACCTTATGGCGGGTCGTGATTTGCTTTCAATCAAGTTCCAAACAACAATGCCTAAACGTAACATTCGCTTGTGGAACGGAGCGAAAGCCGCTATCTGTGTCGGATCGATACGTGTAAGGAGGCAACGGGTTCGGCTCATATATCCCGCTCGTTAATCAGGACGCGGCGTGCGGGGAAAAAGCGCTGTTACGGAATGATCATGGCCATCAACTTGTCGATGTTGCCCAGTTGGATGGACCCACCGTGGTTGTAGAGGTTCGCATTGGTCAGGTTCCGGTGGCTTAAGCCAGTGCTCCCCTCACGGCCTGGGCCTTCGATCAGATTGGTGGGAACGTAGGCGCAGCCAGTGTCCAGTGCAACCCGAATCAGGTGGTCGTGGGACTTCTTCCAGGTGGTATCCCCTAACCACCCAGCGCGCGCAGGTTGGAGCGGCGATTTTTCCTGGCTTCGAAATAGCATGCAGATGAGGGCTTGTTCCATTACCTTTGGTGGCACATCGCCAACCTCATGGGAAATTGAAATGGAACAACGGCAGGAACTTCAGAAAGTAATTGAGGCAGATTTGGCGAAGGTTAAAAACAAGGCATTGAACATAAACGCGTTCAACGCTTTGCTGGAAGCATTGGGAGGGAACCCTATAACTGCCCTGGGGAAGATTTTTCTGGGACGGGACAATGCGGTCGACGCTGAAAGGCACCGCATTGAGCGGCAGAAGGTGCTGGATCTTCTCTGTGCTATCGATGAGAAGCTGACCAATCCCGGGTTCAACCAGACACAGCAGCACCACGTTGTATCAGGCCTGATTGAGGCCTATGGGGTAGATGGCGATGTGATCGGCCTTCATATTGAGCACGACGCACCATCCGTTCTGATTGGCAAAGATGCCGTTATTCGAGCGGTATCATCGGGAAATGGAAAAGTGACTGGCGTGAAAATAAGCGGAAGGATGGTGGTTAACACAGACAATCCGCTCAAAATTGAAATCTAGTGAACATTAGGTTGCACTGGAAATAATCGTTAAAAAGCCCGCTGATCGCGGGCTTTTTTTGCTTCTGTTTTAGGCTGCTAGGCCACGGGAGGTTAGCCAGCCATCTCGCAATAGTAGGACTTCGGCATCGCTCAAAGCGCGGCTGTAGGCCTTGAGGGCGGCAATCTCACCACCAAGGTTGTTTGTGTTCGCCGCGTTGGCGCCTACTACGATCCCGTCCCAGGAGGACGCTGAACACACGCCTGCAGTTTTGACCTTGTCGACAAACAGTTTCGAATTGGCCCCGTCGAAGACGCATGTCACCACCATCCAGACGCCGGTGGAAACAACGGGGCTGAGCAGTTCCTGGTTTACCCCGCCCCCCATGCTCAGGCGCCCGCTGATCTCCCGGCGGCAATAGATATATTTGTTCGGCGCCGAATCACGGCTAGAAAAAATCGTGGCCGCCACCCCTTCGCTTGAAGCGTCGAATTTGACCAATGCCACCACAGTGGCTGGCGTACTGATCACTGGCGTTAACGGCACACTGGAACTGGTTCTAAGGTAGTTCAGTGCTTCCCTGGAGAACTTCACCGAGGGGTGGCCATTGCTGAATCCGTTGAGCGCAAATTTGGGGCGCAACACCGACGCAAGGGAAAGGTTCGCACTTGTCCCCCAACTGCCCTCAGCGCTGCCCCACAGGGTAACGTCAGTACCATCGGCCTGAGTGAGACGCTCCGCATTGTATTCCAGTAGCACATCACGCGTGAGATCAGGGATCGTCGGAGTACCGGCGATGGGGTTGGACATGGCACCAGGTGCTTTGATGATCAGCGCTTGCATAGTTATTCCTTGAGAATTGATTAATCAGTACCAGCCGAAACCGACGATCATGGCTTTGAGTTGCTTGGCAACCGCTGCACGAGCCGTTGAGTTCATGTGAGCGACGTTGTCGGAAGACAGAGACGGCGGGAGGTTGCCGAGCGCTTGCTGTGCCAGATCCTCCGCGGTCGGCGAGATACCCGTGTCCGTCCAAACTTGGGATCCGGCGAGATATGCGCCCAGGTCGAAGAACTGGCGGCCGTAGCGCTGGCGGCAATGCGCGTTGATCTGGGCCAAACCGGTCATGTTCGTAGAACCGGCCACAGTCCCAACATTGGAAAACTGACCGATGACAATGACCCGCTTTACCATTGGCGACAGCCAGTCGTAAGACGCATCGATACGCTTGATTACGTCCTCTGCCGGGAGGTTGAGCTGAATATCATTTTTGCCCAGGTTGAGGAACGTCACGTCAGCGCGATGAAGCGGACCATCAACCGGAATAAAAGGCTTCTCACCGACCGTCTGCACCGCCTCGCCCGCCTCAGAGCGAGTGAACGTGAATGTCGAAGCAGTGGACTTCAACTGGCCTTTGATGCCATTCAGGTAACCATCAGTAGTGCGGAAGTAGGACGCAGCAGCAACGTTGCTACAGCTCACCGTGACCACGCTGCCTGCCGCTGCGGGGATAACGCCGCTTGGTACGGTAATCAGCGCCGGAACGGACCCCAGGCGAGCCGCACCATGCGTCGAAGACTCGCTACCCTGACCGCCGTTGTAGTAGCTGGCTCCAAACTCAGCCGCAAGCGCGGTCAGCTCACTGAATTGGGCGATCGTGGATGATCCCCAGCCAGCCCACTGGGTCATGTTCGGCAGAACGGGCAGCACTTCCCCATCGCGGACGTAGCTGTCGCTGCCAAACAGGACGGAGGTGGTGCCCCGCACGTCCGGCACCATGTACATAGGCTTTTTCGCCGCGACAAAATTGAGCTTCGGCTCGATCCGCGCAGCCCAGCGGTCGATGACGAAGTCCGGCACCTGCCCGTCGGTATCACGCACCGCCAGATCAGTCAGTCTGCCGTTGGCATCCGTAACAGCCATCAACATGCCTGGAAAACCGCCCAACAGCGTTCCCAGCGCGGCACGCAGCAGCGTCATCGCCCAGGTCGTTGGCCCACCGTCCTGACGTCGCGCCTCCATCCAGGTGCGATTTTTATTGGAATCTGTCAGACCGACCAGCAACTCCTGGTCTGCCCCTTCAAGGGTGACACTTACCGGGCGTTGCGGATCAATAAGCAGGTCTGATACTGCCTTTGCACTGGGGTATCGAGACTGCTCAACGGCAACGTTGTTGACCTTGTGATAGAGCACCAGGGACTCCTGAGCAGAATCACTTGGAACGCTGAAATATTTGTCGTTGATGACCGCCGCCAGGCCGGCCGCGACGGTCGGATAGACCCCCGCCGAAAGTTGAGCAGCGTCACGCGCTACCTCGGCACGCTCTGCCGAACTCTTGGCGCTGGCCACATCTTCGGAAACATCGTTGCACTGAACACTGAACCGGTAGTCCCGGTTTGCCTTGCTCACGCGAAGGTCATAAGTACCGTTGGGCGCGGCAAACATGATCCGGCCATCACTTTCGGCGGCAAACGGATTAGCCAACTGGACCCCGTTCGCACGCTGCAGGCCACTGATCAGGCTTTCAGTGCCACGCATGTACAGGTAGCAGGTTGCATCGGGCAGAGAGTTCCCGAATTCGTCCTGGGCAAAGTACGTCTTCAGTTCCAAATCAAGCTCCTGTGATGGGCATCAGTTGCCCAGATAGTTGCGCGCCGGTACCGGCGTGTGCAGCGAAGCTCGCCGCGTTGGTGGGCACCGGGCTTGAGCCATGGGTATGACTCGCGATATCGGCATTCATTTGGGTAACCAGGTCGATCAGGTCGCACAACACCTGCAGCACATTGACGCTCTCGGAACCCAACCAGGTGGTCGGGGCAACGCTCTTGCGAGCACCCTGGACCCGCTCGAGCAGATCACCCCCCACGGCAGTATTTAGCTTTCGACCGATCACTAGGTTCAGATCCCTACCGGTGGCTTGGTGCAGGTCATCGATGGCCGCCAGGCTCGCGGATCCGCCCGACAACAGCTTCAGCGCGCCCAAGGCTTCGATCGTCTTGGTGCCACCCACCGACTCGGTGGAATGGTTGTCTACCTCGACCGTGCTGGTTTGGTGCTTCTCGCTGTTGTTGAGGCATTCGACCTCGCGATCGATCGACTCGTCGCGGATCCGGCCATCGGTAGAGCGCAGCCAGTTGCCGTTGGCCTCGACGCGCTGCTGGGCCAGCTCACTGTGCTGCCAGACCTGGTCGCCTTTCGGCACCTTGGGCAGGCTTAAACCGTGCGGCAGGATCGCTTGGATGTAGGGCTTGTGCGGCAGGCCGTAGGCAAAGCACACCACCACTACCGTGCCTTCATCCGGAAAGGCAAAAAAACCCATCTCATCACCGCCCATGGGAATAGGCAGTGGCACGCCCGCCAGAATCGGTAGAGAGGCGTCAGCCTCACCATCCGGGCTCAGCACCTCGATGTCGACCGCGAAGCGCGGCCGGAAGTCGTCGCAGATCCCAGCGCTGGCAGGTGCGTCCGCGATGCCGGTGACTCGGCCAAAACGCGGCAAGTGATAGCCGCCGGTTAGCTCCGGAAACTGACGCTCCACGGTGCGGCGGATTACTTCTTCCATCGGATCGCCATTTGGTTGCCGGACAAAGTCACGTGCGTGACGCGCTCGCCCTGGTTGATGGTTGCACCAGGACGTAATCCGGGCAAGGCCGCAACGACCGCACTCTGGTTGCCCTGGTAATCGTCGAACAATTCGTTCGGTAGCTGCAGCGGCTGCTTGGCACCGAAAAAACTGTCCGCCCAACTGCCGACAAACACCTCGGCGTTACCCTGCTGTTGCCAGATGAAGTCGGGAATCCCGAACACCTTGGCCAGGCTGTCCATCGCGAGATAGCCAGCGCCGAGGCTGTAGAAGAACGGGGCTTTTACCTTGGCGTAAGCACGGTCCGGAACTCGAAACGTCAGGCCGGTTTTCTGGTTGATTTCACCCAGCACGGTGCTCAGGTCTGCATGTCGCAGGTTGAGCGGCAAAGGTGCTGCCAAAATCGCCGCCAGTTCACGGCAATAGATGACCTGCTCCAAAGCATTGGCAGCGGTGCAGCGCTCCACGAAGCCGATGAAATGGCGCTGCAGCGTGCTGTCGTTGTAGCCGATGTCAAGTGTCGCTAGTCCGGACACCGCCACCGGCGACTGGATCGTCAGCGTGGCTCGCCCCGGGCTTCGGATGTCCAGACGAACGTCGTCCTTGATCAACGGGTAGACGGTGCCGGAGATGGTGAGCACCTTGTTCAACTTCATGCTCATGAGCCGTTCTCCAGATAATCGTCCACCCGCTTCAACACTGCTTCAAAGCCGGTGAGTTGAGTGCTGCTGCCCGTGGTCCCATTACCAATGCCAGTTCCCGTGCCTGTGCCGCCGACTGATACGCCGGTACCGCCCTGCTGATTGACGCTTTTAGCGGCGCGACGACTTTCCACCCGCTCGGGATTGGAGAGCTTTTCCGACAGGGTGAACTGGATCCGCCAACAGGCCAGGGTGTCGTCTTCCCGGGCACTGACACCGTCGGAGAATTGCACCTGTCGCACACCAAAGGCCGCCGCCGTGTCGTTGACGGCGCGGTAGGTCTTGAGCTGACCGCCGGACTCGGTGGCCTCGGCCAGGCTCATCAGCGCGCGCAGTTGATCGCTGTCTGCGTAGCGGATCTGCAGCGACACCGTCAGCGTCTTGGGCTTGAATCCCTTGTGAGCCGATTCGGTGTTGCTGGTCTGGCCTGACAGGTCATCGCTTTCGATGCGCATGTTGGCCGTGATCTTCAGGCCCTTGCCTTTGACCTCTTGCCCATCCAGAAGCAGCGTCATAGGCCGACCAGCTCCCGCACAAAGGACAGCCCGGGCAGCGAGCCTACCAACATGACGCCGGCGGACAGCGGCCATTCATGACCAGGTGCATCACCGGCCAGTAGCTGACGGCGCAGCTCGGCGTTGTTGCCAGGACCGATCAATCGCGCCTGCATGGTGCTATTGGCCGAGCTGTCAGCGAACTGGGCTTTCAAGTCGGCCAGACTTTTGACCATTGACGCCGCTTGATTGGCTTTGCGCGTGGCGAGTGTGGACAAATCGCCCAGGGGCGTGCTGTCGGCATAGCTCTCCAGCGCCGACAGCTGGCCAGACATGACCTGCGCGGCGACCTTGGTGATGGTGCAACGCTCCAGCGGCAACTTGTCCCACAGCGGCAGCGTGCCGGCGGATGGCAATTCCCACTTGTCCGCCTCGAGGCCGAACAACTGCTCGGCACGCCGTGCGGCACGTTGCAGGTCTTTCATCGGCAACAAGGTATTGAACGCGGCAAGGGTGCTGGCCAACTGGTCGTAGCGCGTGGCGAGAAACATCAGGACAAGGGCATGCTGGGTGTCTGCCGGTCGGTTGTCGTCGCTGGTGTCCTCCAGCTTGGCGGCCATGTGCTGCAACAGGTTAGGCGCCGACAGGTAGCGCTGATAGCCACTGCCTTGGCCGACACCGCTCTGGAACGGGGTCACGACCAAGCACAGGGGTGCCTCGCCCAGCGCGCCGGTCAGTGCCGCACGGCCAGCGGCAACGGCCTGCATCGCAGCAGCGCCGACTGGACCGGGTGAGGTGGTGACCAACGTAGCCAAGGTGGCAACACGCGCCTGCGCGCTATCCAGCTCGGCACCGGCCATTCCCTGGGATTCGGCCAGGTCGTTGAGCCAGGATGTCGCTTCCTCCGGCCAGCGCATTTGCACGGGCAACCAGTTCATGCGCTGAGCTCCACCAGACGCCAGCGCCGGCCGTCCCACTGGGCAATCTTGCCCTCAGGTGCCTTGGGCGGCGCCACCGTCACGCAGCCTCGTGGGATCAGCCATACATTGGTTTCAAGTGGAGAAAGGTCGGCGACAGTGGGGCCGATGTAAAAGCCTGCATCATCCAGCTGGTAAACAGTTTTGGTTTCCATGTCGGGCCTCAGTACTTGATACAGGCGAGCAGTGCGATGTTGCGCGGGCGCGCCTCGTTGCCCCCAGAAGGCTGGATCGTCACGCCGTGGGTGTGATTAGGTGCCGTACTCGTCTGCAAGGTGGCTATTCCCTGCTCGATTTCATCACCCAGGAAGGCATCCTCATCTTCTGGGCTACCCTGACGTCCCAGGTCACGCGCTACCTCCAGCTCGTGGGAGTGCGCGCCGCCTGGCAGCACTTCTGCCTCATGAGCATGCAAAAGGTTCTGGCTCATCTGAGTGCTGACCAGGGCTCGACCGCTGTCGACACCTCGACCGTTGTCCCACCCACGAATGAATTCACCACGCAGATCGGGAAGGTTGAAGGTCGAGCTGCCATCGCCGGCCCCGGATGCGGTCCCGATGCGGTTAAAAAGTTCTGCATAGACTGTGCGCGACACAGCCGCGCCATTAGCACGGAGCCAACCTGAAGGCGGCGTCGCCATCGCGAAATACGAAACCATCCCCCGCAGCACGTCATCCGCTGCAGCTCGATATGCCTGCAGGGCTTTGGTGGTGGCCAACACATCACTGCTGTTGCTTGTCGGGTCGTCGCTCTTGGCGTTCGGCAGTTGGTCGAGTCCCACGTCTGCTTTTTTCAGGCCGTCTTTCAACGCCTTCAAGGCTTTCGTGGTGGCCAGCACATCACTGCGATTGTTCTCCGGGTCATCGCTTTTCGCGTTCGGCAGGTTGCCCAGGTCGACATCATCCTTGGTGGTTGCCCGGGCGCGCAGGTTCGGGTAATCGCCATTGCGGGCAGCGAAGTGGTTCACCAGGTCGGAACTGATCGGCTGCATCACACGCTGATCGGTGATGACGGCGGTGGCCGCGATACTGGCCAGCTCTACCACGTAATGCCAACGCCCATTGCTGTCCTGGTAATCGGCTTTATTGGTACCGAACACGACCGTCCAGGACGCCACGACATCGCTACCCACATGGGCCAGGTACACGTCCAGCCACGCTTTGGCAGGCAGTGCCGGCAACTGCACCGACGTCGCTTCGGCCAACTCCACCCGGATGCCTTCGATGTAGGCCATACCGGCCTTGAGCTGGAACAACCCCAGGCTGTTGCGCTCCATTTGCAGGCTGTCGTTGTAGAAACATGCCCGTCCGAAGACGTCACGATTGCTGGTCCGCTCACGCGCATCAATGCCATTCAGGCGCATCGTGAAGTCGTGCTGCCAGGTGCTGGCATCGACGGTCAGGCCGGTCAGTGCCTGGGCACCGTTGAACTCCACCAGGAAGTTGCGGGTGACGTTGTTGCCGATCTGCAGCGGCGGAATGTTGCGACGCTTCTGTTGCACCGGCACGTAAGCCACGGCCAGCAGTACGTTCTCGGCGGTTTCCAGTCCGATCCAGTTGAAATCCCAATCGCCTATGTCGGAACCGACCATCAGGCTGTAGATCACCTGACGCGGACTGACGTAACCCTTGCGGTTGACGTTGGCGGTGTAGACGATCTGTGCAGCCGGCGGTTTGCCACCGGAGCGATCCACCGCCGCATTCGGATCCAGTCCTGGAACGTTGGCCAGTACAAACCGGGCAACCTCCAGAACCTGCTGAGCACCCTGCTTTTGGGCAATAAGGCTCTCGCCGGCGAGGGTAATGCTAGCTCCCATGGGTGCTCCTAAATGGGTCGTTCAATAGGGTCATCAGGGCCAGCTCGTTGATCACGACCATGCTCGAGGAGTCGGCCATGGTGGCGATGATCGTTTGCTGGTCATCGTTGAAGTCGGCAACACGGATGTTCAAGGTCACCGGCGTGATGGTGACGAAGTCGTAGCGGCGGCATGTACGGCCGTACTGCTGCATGAGCACGCGCAGCAGCACTGGGTTTTCGCTCAGCTGACTGTCGGTCAGATGTAGCTGAACAATGTCCCAGTCCAGACCGTCGATGCGCTCTTCCAGCTCGACGTAGCCCACGCCCAGGCGTTGGAAAATTCGGACCATGCCAGCGGTGCTGCCAGCGTCGACGGCGTTGATGAACGCGTACTTGACCCGCAGGCGATACAGGCGCTCAGGCTCGCCATGGAAGCGCTGGATATCGCGCTGCCAGGCCAGGAGATCGAGCACATTGATATGGCAGGTTTCGGCGTCCAGTTGCAGCAGCGGCCAGCGCAACCAGCCCTCGGCTTTTTCCCACCAAGACTGGGCAGCGGCCTTGAGCTTGGCCAGCTCGATGCCGTCGAGCCAGAAAGGCAGACTGAGCTTAAGCACCTTGCAGGATCTCCACGCCGGACAACCGCGGAATCGTCAACTCGGAAATAATGTCGGCGTTGACGAAGTGCAGCGACTCGATGCCGGGGAACTGCTGGTGCAGCTCCTCGCCCAGACGGCTGAAGGCAAAGCGCGACTGCGGATAGGTCAGCGTCGGTTGAAAGTCGCGGGTCGTGCTCTCGCGAAAGGCCGCACGGATGTAGAGCTCGACGTCTGACTTCAGCGCATCCCAGCGTTCGGTACCGACTTCGGCCTTGGGCCAGATGGTCAGCTGCACCAGGTGCTGGGTTTCCGGCATTTGCATGACGACCAGGTCATCGCCGTGACCATGGTTGCCTTGGTCGCGGATGTAGTTGTTGATCTGGGCAAGGTAGGTGTCCGCCGGTGAATCGGCTTCGAACAACACGTAGGCATTGGCGCTGCCCGGTCCACGGGGCGCCCCGTGTTCGAAGTAGATGCCGTCGGCCTGGACGCCCGGGAAAGCGGCAATCATGGCGCGATACACCGCGTCGGTGTGCCACTGGTTGACCGCCGAAAACTGGTTACGGGTGCGCAGGCGCAGGTCGTCGTGCGTCTCAATATCCGCCCCTGGCTGGGTCAGCCAGCCGTCAGCATTGACCACCTGGATCACGCCCGGTACCGGCTCAGGCAAGATCGAGTAGTAACCCGGGGCCAGGTTGAAACCACTGCCCGCTGCGCTGGCTTCGGCTGGCACCAGCAACTGTGCCTGGCCATCGGCGAACACCATGGCCGTCTTGGTCACCATCACGTAGACGTTGCCATTGATGGCGATCGACTGGACCCGGGTGCCGGCCGGGACTTCCAACGTGCCGGCGATCGCGCTCCTGGTGAATAGGAGCAATCCCGCCGCCTTGGTCGCCTCCTTACGGGTCACGTTGACCTGCCAAGCCAGCATATCCAGCCAGGCGCCGGTCGCGGTCTTGACGAAAAAATTCGGCAACACCGTGCCGGCAATGAACTCGATTAGCCACAACACCGGTTTGGTGACCAGGGCGGTGATCACCCGCCAGAACGGCGACCAGGCGCTGGTGTTGCTCAGTTTGCTGCCTTGGGCAATCACCTCGGCCTCCCACGCGGCGCGCAATTTGGCTTCCGTCGTCGGAATGCCGGCATCGCTTAACGCCTGTTTGAAATCGACATCACTCACAGCACTACCTCGACAGATCCAAATTCGACTGTTTTTGCGGTGACCAGGTACTGCCCCGGCTCTTGCTTGATGAAACGGGTGGTTCCAGGCACCAGGCGCTCATCGTTTTCCACGAGCAGCTCCAGCTGCTGGATGCAGTCCGCCTGGCGGAAGCGATTGCGCTCGGCAACCAGCGTCACCAGCAGCCCGCTTTCGCGGATCATGTGCGCGATGTCCTGGGCGATGCTGGCCCGGTCGTCCACCAGAACTGGCTGGTTGGAAGGGTCCAGCGTCAGGTCGTTGTTGGTGATCAGCAGGTCGATGTAGAGGCTCATCCACTTACCGCCATACTCATCATGCTTTCCAGCTCCAGCTGGCTCATGGGCTTGGCCGTGTGGATCTCGATCTTCTCGACGTGGGTACCGTTATTCTGGGTCTGCGTTGTGGTGTTCTGGATGCTGCGCAACAACCCGCCCTGAGGCACCGACGTCGCGCTGGCAGGGGAAATGCCCACGCTGCCGGCATTGAGCCGCTGGCGGGTCTGTTCGACCTGGTCGCCGAGCGAGGTCGAGATTTGCGGCTGTGCCGGAAGGTTCAAAGCCTTGGGCATTTCGACAAACTTGGCATCGGTCTCCACCGCAGGGATTTTGAGCCGCTGGCGGGTCTGTTCAGCTTGGTCGTCAAGCGGAGCCGAGATCTGCGGCAGGGCCGGCAGGTTCGAAGCGTTGGGCATTTCGCCAAACTTGGCATCGATCTCCACGCCTGGGATCTTGTTCAACATCTCGATCAGTCCGCTGATGGCGCTCTTGAAGATCGAGACAATGCCGTTCCAGGCCGCGCTGGCCATGTCTGACCACCCACCCATCGAGCCGAACCAGTCCGACAGCTGCTGCAGGTGATCAGAAACCCACTTGAAGGCCGCCGTGTTCATCAGCGCAGCCGTCCACTGATCCCAATACACGACCGCTGCCACGACCAGCGCAACCAAGGCGACGATGCCGGCGATGATCAGCAGTACCGGGTTGGCCAGCATGGCGGCATTGACCAGCCACATAGCGCCCTGCCAGAGCAACATCGCACCCCGGACGATGCCCATCCACGTGTACATGGCGACCAATCCGACGATGAAGGCGCTGATCATCACGGTGTGAACCAGGAACATGGCGATGCTGCGAAAGCCCGTCCAAGTCAGCACTTTCCAGATCGTGACCAAGGACAGCCAAACCAGCTTGCTCAGCCCGACAACGGCGGTCAGCGTGGCCATCACACCGGCAAGACCTAGGATGACCAGGACAACGATGCCAATCACGCGGGTGATGTTGGGAAACAGCTGCGTCCAGCGGGTCAACGTCGAGGCAATCCCCACCAGCCGATCCATCAGCGGTGTCAGCAACGGGATCAGCGACTGGCCGAAGGCGATGCGCAGCGCCTGGACGGCGGCGCCGAACTGTTGCCACGGATCGACCATGGCCTTTGCCATCTGCTCGGCGCTTTCCAGGCCCCGGACCTTGCCCAGCTGATCGAGCCCGTTCTTCAGCCGGTTGGTGTCCTTGGCCAGCGCGCCGATCACTTGGGCGCCCTCACCGCCAAACGCCTCCAGTAGCTTCGCGCTGGCTGAGGCGCTGTTCAGGTCACCCAGTTTGCCCTGCAGTTTGTCCAGGACATCCAGGATCGGCAGCATCTTGCCCTGCTGGTCCGTCAGTTTGAGCCCCAGTTTTTCGGCGCCGGCCGAGGCGTTTTCAAAGAACGCCTTGTAGCGGCCGCCGGCATCACCACCTTCCATGGTGCTGCTCAAGCTCCCGATCACCGCGAACTGTTCAGCCAGGTCGACGCCGAAGCTGGTGGCGATCGCGCCGACTTCCTTGAACGCGTCCTTGAGCTGGTCGCCGTTGGTGCGAAACAGCTTGGTCGCCAACGCGGTCTGGCCACCGAGTTTTTCCACCCAGGTGTCTTTGCCGATCGCGTCCGCCTGGGTCTTGAACAGGTTGTACATGGTGCCCAGGTACTCACCCATGGTTCCCGCGTCGGCTTTGGTGGCCTTGGCCAACAGGTTGCTGGTGTTGGTGAAGGTGGCCAGCTGGTCGCCGGTCAGTCCTTGAATGGCCCCGGAAATGCTATAGGCCGACTCGACGAACTCATTGGCGTGCGTGCCGTAGGCCACCGAGAACTCCAGCGCCTTTCTGTTCAGCGAGTCCAGGGCGTCTTCCGCCACACCCAGCGATCGGACCTGCCCCAGCGCCCGGTTCATCTCGAGCGCGGGTTGCAGCGATTCGGTAATGGCCACACCGGCGCCCACCATCCCGGCCAGGCCGATGCCCACCTGTTTGATGTTCTCTTGGCCCTGGTTGGCCAAGTCGGAAAAGCTGGTTTTCACCTTGCCCAGGGGCGCGCTGACCTTGTCGGTCAGACTGAGGATGAAAGCCAGGCGGGCAGCGCGGTCAGCCATTGATATCTATCCGTTCAGCGCGAAGGCGATGCCGTTTGCAACGGCGATCTCCATGCGGCGCCAGTGTTCGTCTTCCAACCACTTGGCCACCCCCATGTTTTCAATCGAGGGTTCGGCGCCCGGTAGCCAGCGAGCGTTCAGGGCCATCAACTGGCCCAGTGCGTCTTCCTTCAGGCTGTCAGCGTGGCTGAGGACTTTTTTACGACGATTTCGAGGTTCGGCGAGTACTCCTCGAGCAGCGCGCCGGCCAGCTCCATCACGGTGATCGGGTTGCCCAGCAGCGGCTTCAGCGAAGCGCGTTGTTCCTGGTCAACGGTGTTCACCAACAAGTTGTTGGCCGGGGCGACCTTGTTGCTGTTGGTAGTGGCGTTGAAGTACTTGGTCACGTCCGCCGGGGTCAGGCGGAATTTGAATTCGGTGTCGCCTACTTCCAGGGTGATGTCGCGGTTTACGTCGGTCATTGGGTAATCCATTTCTCAGGGTTTGGATGAAGTGCATCAGGGTTGTACTGGTGATCGGTGGATCACCAGGCGAATGTGGTCTTGCAGACCGAGAATCATTTGCTTGCTCAGGGCGAGCTGATCTCGGAGGGTGAAATAATCCGATCGAGCGTCTGCTGCGAGTTCGGCGCCTCCTGCATCAGCCACGCTGGCGGCGCCGGTGGCTGTGGGCACTGCGGCTCTGCAGGTGGCCCGGACTGGCAGCCGCTGACGGCCATCGTCAACATCGCGACGCAGAGCGTCGTTTTCAGCGAATGCATGGTTCAGTTCCTCGGTGTGTTTCTGATCGTTCAGGTCACGGGCGGCAAGCATCTCGCCGCTGATGCGTGCGGCTTCGCGCAGGCCGTCACGTTCGGTCACGGCACTGCTGAGGTCGCGGCGGGCTTCGTCCCGCTGATCAGCCACCCAGTCAAACGCGCACCAGGCCAACAGGCCGGTGAACACCGCGAACAGAAACAGGCGCAGGGGGCTGATAGTCATGTCAGGCAAAGCCTCATCTCAGCCAGGCGGCGGTTATGCAGCCCCGGGACGAACACCTTCTTGCCCCGGGCGTCGGTGACGTAGGCCCAGACTGGTGTCTTGCCGTCAGGCGCCCAGGCCAGTGCCCTGCAGCCCTCAGCGATACGGCCAGCGTTGATCAAGCTCACTGCCCGACTGGCGCAGGTGCTAGGCGTGCCGACGTTATGGCCGTGACTGCTCAGGGCGTCGAAGGTGTTCTGGCTGATCGCCTGATTGGTCAGGCAATCGGCCAGGGCCAACTGGCCTTTGCTGACCACCAGGGCTTCCACTTCGGTGCAACGGGCGGCTGACCAGTAATCGCCAACAACGACCGGCGAAGGGCTGGTGTGGCGGGTGATGCCCATGCACACGGTGGGCAGGCCGCTGGCCAGCTTGTCCGGGTAAACAATGTTCTGGCCGGTGCCTTCCCAGGTGCCGAGGAACGCTGTCAGCGTGGCGCTGACCAGCACCAGGGCGCCGGTGGCGATCTTGGTGCGCAGGCTCATAGCTTGCCCTTCCAGTCGCGCACCATTTGGCGATACTTGGGGACCAGCAGAAGGATCTGCAGCACCATGTAAAGCGCGGTCAGCATGTACGCGACCGCCGACCAATCGACGGTGCCCGTTACACCTGTGGCAGCCACGCCGATTGCAGGCGACGCTTTGGCCAAGGCAATGGCGGTGTCCTGGGCGGCCTGATTCGCGGTCATCGCTGACCCCCTTTCTCAAAAATGGACTGGCACGGTACGCAACGGGTCATCCCGCCCAGCGCCTGGCGCTTGGCAGGAATCTCGTGGTCGCAGTCTTCGCAGTGAGTGAGACTCGGCCCGGTCGGCCGCACGCGCGCAAGCTGGGCCTTGATGGCCTGCTCGCGCTGCCGCTGCTCAAGCGCCTGGGCGCGGTCGAACGGGCATACCATCAGGTCAGGCCCTCGATTTCCGTGGCGTCCAGGTACGGCACGCCGTTGATCTTCACGAAGTCCGGACTGGTGACGTCGTACGGGATCTTGTGCTTGTTCTTCTCGGCACCCTTCGGATCGATGCTCAGCAGGCTGGACAAGCGCAACTTGCAGCCGAACGCCTCGATGCGCAGCTCCTCATCGCCCGCCTTGGCGAAGAACACGATGTCAAACGGTTCCAACGCCCGAAAACTGCCGGCCGTCTTCGCGGCCTCGATCAGCAGGTTGAGGTTGGTGGTGTCCAGCTCGATCTCGCCGGCAGCCGCCACGTCACCGTCGACGTGCCCGTTCGGCACGCCCCGGGTTTGCGCCACCGCGGTGTTGTCGGTGATGTCCAGGGTGCAGCTCTCGACGTGGACCTGCAGGTCGCCCAGGTTCACGTCGAAGTTCTTGCCGCCAATCTTTGCCGCCATGGGTTACTCCGAATCGTCAGTGGAAAGATCCAACGCGATGTTCGCGGTGAGGTCTTTCGGGCAGTTGAGGGGACGCACCTTGATGTAAGCCTCGACCGCTGTTTTGCTGGTCCAGGCCAGAACGATGTCGCCGTCTTTGGGCTGCTCGATCTCGCCGGGGAACACCTGGCCAGCGAACGTTGTCGATTTCGCCATGGCGCGCAGTGGGGCCATCAAGGCGTTGATGTTCACGGCCATGCTGTTGGCCGAATTGTTGAGGCGGCGATCGGCGACACGGCGGATCAGCAGAGGCCGGATCTGCCGGGCAGCCTTGTCGACCGTGCGCAGGTACTCAACGACCTGGAAGTCGCTGGCCGGCGCATCGAGCAGATTGCCATCGCCCCAGTACACGCCCGGGTAGTCCGGATAGGTCTGGCTGACCGAGAACCGGGCCTTGTCCAGCTCGGAGCGCAATGCCGACTGCAGAGGGATGCCGTCCTTGTCCATGGGTACGGCGCCAAGGCCGAGCAATGCGCCAGTGGCCACGCGCATGGGGCTATCAGCGATGCTCACCGCCGCGTTTGCCAGGCGACCGGCCAGCACGCCCAGGTCATTGCCATGCAGCTGCGGCACGACCAGGACTCGAGGCGCCAGAACGCCGAGGGTGATTACCTTCTGTTCCGTCAGGTACTGCGCCCACGTCTGCACCGCAACGTCGATGCCCTTGCTCGCCGCCATCACAAACACACGGCGACCGTAGGTGTTGCTCAGCTCAATAGCCGCGTCGTGCATGTCTGACAGCGCGTCAGCAGCGCTCACCGGTTTGGTGATGACGACCGCTTCGACTGAATAGCCCTGCTGCTGGGCGCTCTCCAGCGCTTCGAGCCAGTCACCATCGGCGGCGATTGGGGCCGCCAGGCAGGCCCAGCGATCGCCGCCGTTCAACCGCGCAGCCGTCACCTGGGTTTTCAGATCGCTAGCAGGGATGCCCAGCTGGACATCCAGGTCGCTGTCGGTATTCAAAGGGATCAGCGAGCCGACGTTCTTGCCGGCGGGGCCGATGAAAAGGAAATAGCGTTCAACCGCCGTCACAGCGCCCTGGCTGAGATTGAGGTTGTTAACGCTGACTTTGCCGAGTGCCATGCAGTGCCTCGCTAGCGGGGTGAATTAAGGATTTGTTGCAGCACCTGGTTAACCAGCAGGCTGGTGTCCCGGTCAGTGCTCGCGCCGAGGAACTGGCGTTTGGGCAGGGTGATGTCCCAGCTTTGCTTGCCAGCGGATTCGGATTGTTCGTCGTCCAGGATGCGGATCAACAGACCCGCCTTGGCGTAGTTCACGTGCTCTTGAATCCACGCCACCGAAGGACGTGTGAGGGACTTTTTGCCCTCTTGGCGGACCTTGAAACCGAGACGGCGAAGGCGCTTGGCCTGCTTTTCCGTCGCGGCCAGACCGGGAGGCGTCTTGTTCCACTTGCGCATTTGCGCGGCGGTGCGCCGCTCAGACACGCCGTTATGCTGCTGCGAGGCAACCCAACGGGTCAGCGCGTTGCGCCATCCCAGCTCGGCCTCGTCGGCATTCACGCGGGTGACCATCAGCAATTTGCCAAGGCCCGCTTCCATTTTCTTTTTGTCCTTGGCCGAGCCTTTGCGCGGGGCAAACGCAGTACCGTCGAGATTCTGCTGCTGACGGATGCGCTGACGGCTCATGCTGCGCACGCGTTTGGTGACGTTGTTGAGCAAGCGTCGGCGCAACTGCGGTGGAAGGCTCAGCAGGGCCAGTTGTTCCTGGACGCCGAGGTAGCCACGTACATCGAGTTCGAAGGTGCTACGCGCCATCGCCGGTCACCTCGCCACGTTCAGCCACCCACAGTTCAAAGGGGATGAATGACCAGGTCTTGCCGAAAGCGATGATTTCGCCGTCCGGATCTTCGGCCAGGTACTGCGGCTCGCTGAACTGCAGCTTGATGTCGACGTCGGCCAGATCGTCATCGAGCATGGTGATGTCGAACTTCACCGCTGGCAGATCGTCGCGATCCTCGTCGTGAGTCTCCAGCCAGCTGCCAACCAGGCCCATCAACCGCCCCGGGTGATCGGCAAAGCGCTCCAGCACGATGGTCGCCGAGTAGTTCATGTCGCCCATGCGCATGCCCTGCACGTCCGGCTTCCAGACCAGTTCCAGTCCGACCTGGTCTGTCCAGCTGTCGAGCTGTTCGGGCGCAACCAGTTGGCGCTCGATGAGGTACTTGGTCAGCGCTTGGAGCTTGGTCATAGCAGCGCCGCCGTCATGCGGCCACGGCCTTGCAGCGCGCGCACAGCCTGTTGACTGAAGGCGAGGAAAGTTTCGGTGCGCTCGGGGAGCTCCTTGCCGGTGTTCTCGGCGCTGTCGCGGCGGGTGACGGTGGCAAATTGGGTCAGCAAACTGGCCTTGGCGCGGGTATAGACGGCGCGCTTGTACGTCGCTGCTTGAAATGTGCGCTCCGGCAGCACCATTGGGTCAGCAGATTCCACGCTGGTGACGCCCGCGTTCTGCCATTGGCCTTTGAGCTTGGCCAAATCTCGATTGACCTCGATCATCGCCGTGGTCAGATCAGTGGCCAGCATGTCTACCAGGTACTCCGCCGGCAGGCGGTAACCCTTCTGGAATTCGGCCAGGGAGAGGTCCGGCCAGAAGCCGTCGTTCTCGATCGCCTGTTCCACAAAGGTGGTGGGTTTCCCGGAAAAGCTCATTGCTGGGCACTCAAATAGGGGCGGGAAAACTGTTTCAGTGGGTCATGGCCATAAATGGTTGGCTCACATCCACAGTTTCTCGCCGGGGGGGGTAGTCGGTTATTCGGGGGCTTTGGTAGCCAGCTCTTTTGCCAGCGCCTTGCGGGCACCAATCAGGCGTGTGCCAACACCAATACCGTCGTGAAGGGCTTCGGCTCGCTCGAAATGAGTGATGGCCTTCGTCCACTCCCTGGCGTCCAGGGCGCGGATACCGATCAACTTGTGGTACTTGGCCGGGATCTGTTCGGTGAGCTTCCACTCGTCATCCACACGCGGCAGCAGGTCGGACAGGTATGGCTCAGGACTACGGCCAGCTTTCTGCTCAGCCTCAGCCCACTCGATCACTGCATCAGCGACAAAGGTCTGCACATTGCGCTTGAAGCGCTCAGGCATTGGCTGGCCTTGCTCCATGGCAAAGGTCGCCAAGTCCAACCCCGCTTCGAATTGCTCGGTGTCGAACAGCCACACCAGGACCTGCATCACTACTGAGTTCGGGAAACTCAATCCGGAATCGCGGTAGCGCTGCACGTAGTCCAGGTATTTGGGCAGCAGCTCGTCATGCTTGATCTGCTGACGCAGGCCGTGGTTGTCGATTTCACCAATGCGTTCCAGATCCTGAGCCATCGCGTCTTCCATCAGCTTCAGATGCTTTTGCGCATTCGCAAGACTGGAGAGTGCAGCGGCAGGCGAGTAGCCCTCCGCTGCGGCACCGGCGACAGCCATCGCTGGACCTTGTGCAAGTACGCGCCGCTTATGCGCCAGTGCCAGGCTCATCAGACCAGCTCCACGTTTTCAGTCATCGCGAACTTTTCCAGCTGCTCGATCACGTAACCTTCGTTGCGGCTGTTGTAATCCTCGACGCGGGAGCGTTTCGGGTTGTCGATGGTCTGCTTGCGCCAGCTGGAGTCCTGGAAGTAGATCGACAGGTTGTCGAAACTGGTGACCACCACGGCATTGACCGGGAAGAACGGCACGCTGAAGCTCGGTAGACCGCCATAGGTCGCGATGACCTGAGAGTCTTCGATGCGTTCTTTTTCGGTCGGGACATCGCCCTGCTTGGCGTACAGCTTGGCTTTGTCAGCGGCGAGCAGGTCGCTGCCGATGATCGCGATCAAGTCGCCACCGTCGCGCAGACGCTCGTCGACCATCTGCTTGGTGTCATGCACCAGGGCATCCAGGTTGGCGTAGTCGCCGCCCTCGCCCAGCTCGACCTTGCCGGCAGTCAAGCCTTGAGTCATGACCTGCTGCGGAATCTGCTCACGAGCGATTTGCAGCCAACCCTTGTTGACGTCCTGCAGCATCGGGTGGGCGACGATGTCGCTCTGCGCGGCGGCGGTGGTGCCGTGGAAGCCGATCATGATGCGATCGAGCGCGATCTGTTTCTGCACCGCCGCGGAGTACTTCTGATGGAAGTCCGGGAATTTCGCCCAGGCGTCAATTTTGGCGTACGGCAGGCTGACGTCGGACTCGGTGGAAAACAGCTCGTAAGTGGTGTCGTCGAGTGCCGATCCGTCCTTCGCTTCACGGTCGGTAGTTTTGGTGTTGGTACGGCCAGTCACGGGACCGGCAACGCCCAGGAACACCTTCTGACCTTTGATCTCGCTCACGCCGATGACGTTGATGCGCTGCAGGAAGTCCGACTTCGCAGTGATCGCCTCGTTCAGCTCTTGAGCAATGGTTGGCTCAACGGTGAACATTTTGCTCGCCAGCTCAACGCCATAATTCTCGGCGATGTCGAGCTGCATCTGCGCGTACATCTTCGCGCCCAGGGTGCTGAGGGGGTAAGCCATATTAGAGCACCCGCTTTTTGGTGGTGGTGGAACCGGTGGTTTTCGGCAGAACGCGGCCGGTTGGGGTACTGAAGGCTCTTTCCAGCAGTGCTTCGATACGATCGAGGCGCTTGTCGGTCGCTGCACCTTTGCGAGCGAATTCGCGATCCGCTTCGGCCTCGGCAACGATGGCGTCAACGGCAGCCGCGACATCGTCGACCTCTACGACAACCGGCTCTTCAACGTCGACGGTGACGGGTTCGATCACAGCGGCGAGGCCGGTTACAACGAGCGCTAACTGCTCGCTCAAGGCCTTCAACGCCTTGGCTGTAGCTTCATCCATTGGGGGAGTCTCACTGGGGGTGGTTGGGGGCTTTTCGGTGGCAGGCTCTTCAACGGCAAAGCGGCCGAACAGCTTGGTCAGCAGGCCCGTCAATTTGCCGATCTCGCCCACCGACTCTTCCTCGTTCAGCTGGCCCAGCGACCCAAGGGGCACATAGGCTGCAAAATGCGCGGGCTGGCCGGTCTTGCGGGAAAAGTAGAGTTCTTGAGTGCCGAGGCTGGCCGGCGAATCGGTCACGGCCAAGCCGGTCAGATACGCTTTGCCGGTGTTGGCAAAGTCCGGGGTGACCTCGATGCTGGTGAACAGCTTTTCACCCTGGTCATTGAGATAAAGCAGACGCTGGTTCGGTTTGAGCTGGGCTTCCAGCGCCACTTGACCGGGCTGCAAGTCCCCGGCTTCCTCGACCAGGCGCACCGCAAACACGGTGCCGTGGGAGCCAGGCCAGCGTTCGTGCTCGCTCCAGATTGAAGCGGTATAGGTGGCGGTGCTGTACGTCTCAGCGATATCGCGCAGTTCCTGGGGAAGGATGACTCGACCATCAACGGTAGGGCCGCTGGTGGCGACACGTTTCCAGAACGAAACAAGGGAACGGGGCATGGGCGTTAACTGCGCTCAATCGGCGATTTGAGTCGTCACGATAGGGAGCAGAAAGGCACCAAACAAACGGTTAGTTTCTGAGTAAGTCGTAGATTCACTAAATACGAAATACGGCGAAATTAACCCCACGTTTACCGCGTTTTCGCCGCATAGACTGCAGCCTATGTACTACTCATCCGAAGTCAAAGAAGCCGCCAAACGCCTTTTCCTGCGCCGCTGCAAAGCCAAGGAAATTCAGGCGCAACTCAACCTGCCCAACATTCGGATCGTCTACTACTGGATCCGCCAGGGATGTTGGGAGGACATGCTGACGGATGAGGAACCGCTGACCGCCGTCAGCCGACGCATCACCCTGCTGCTGGAAAAACAGGTCACCCTGACCAAGGGCGAACTGGACGAGCTGGACCGGCTGACCACCATTCGCGAACGCCTGGCCAAGCAATGCGCCAAGCCCGCGCCAATGCCGGTGAATGATCCGCAGGAAGATGGTGGTCACCGTCGTGAGGAACCACGCAGCGAACGGCGGGAACGGGGCGATCGCAGCGACAAGGGCGGGAAGAAGCGCGAGAAAAAGGTAAAGAACGACGTCAGCGGCCTGACGGAGGTTGACTTTCTCGACAAGTTCATCAGCAAGATGTACGGCTACCAGAAAGAGCTGTACGCGGCCAAAATCAACCCGCTGACGAGCCGGATCCGCAACATCCTGAAAAGTCGTCAGGTGGGTCTGACCTACTACTTCGCCGGCGAAGCGTTCATGGACGCTGTGCTGACCGGCGACAACCAGATATTCCTGTCGGCCAGTCGCGCTCAATCCGAGATCTTCCGTAGCTACATCATCTCGTTTGCCCAGGCATGGTTCGGCCTGGAGCTGACCGGCAACCCGATCGTGCTCAGCAAGGACGGGAAGCCGTGGGCCGAATTGCGCTTTCTCAGCACCAACAGCAGCACCGCCCAAGGCCACCATGGCCACGTCTATGTCGACGAATATTTCTGGATCCGTGACTTCGAAAAACTGAACACCGTGGCCAGCGCCATGGCGACACACAAGAAATGGCGCAAGACCTACTTCTCGACTCCCAGTGCGGTGTCGCACCAGGCCTATCCGTTCTGGACCGGAGAGAAATTCCGCAACAGCAAGCGCAAGGCAGCCAAAGAGCCGTGGCCCAGCGACAAGCAAGCGGCGGCTGGCACACTCTGCCCGGACGGCCAATGGCGGAAGGTCATCACCATCCTGGATGCGATCGCCGGCGGCTGTGATCTGTTCGACCTCGAGCAGCTGAAGCTGGAGTACGACGACGACCGGTTTGAACAGCTGTTCATGTGCAAATTCATCGACAGCACACAGAGCGTGTTTGCCCTGGGCGATCTCGAGCGCTGCTACTCCGATCTGTCGTTGTGGACCGACTACGACCCCGACGATCCGCGTCCTTTCGGCAACAGCCCGGTTTGGATCGGTTACGACCCCAGCCGCACCCGCGACGATGCGACCTGCGTGGTCATCGCCCCGCCGCTTGAGGATGGCGGCAAGTTCCGGATTCTGGAGAAGCACAGCTGGCGCGGCCAGTCGTTCAAGTACCAGGCCAGCGAGGTCAAGAAACTCACCGAGCGCTTCAACGTCCAGCACATCGGTATCGACACCACCGGCATCGGCTACGGAGTGTTCGACATGGTGCGCGACTTCTACCCGCGTGCGACCTCGATCCATTACAGCCTGGAGACCAAGAACGCCCTGGTGCTCAAGGCGCAGGACACCATCGTTGGCAGCCGCATCGAATGGGATGCCGGCTGGAACGATATTGCTCAGGCCTTCCTGACGATCAAGCGTGGCACCACTGGAAGCGGCCAGATCACCTACAGCGCTTCGCGCACCGACGCTACCGGTCACGCTGACGTGGCCTGGGCAATCATGCATGCCCTCGCCAATGAACCTCTCAACACCAACAAGCAGCGGCGCAGCCGCTACGCACTCACTGGATCCGCAAACAATGGCTCGTCACACAACCAAGCAGCAGGAAAAACCGGCACCAGGGCCCATGCGCGCCTTTTCGTTTGGTGCGCCGGAACAAGTACTCAGCGAGAACATCGGCCAGTACCTCGGCGTGTTCGCCAGTCACGACGGCCGGCTGTACACGCCGCCGGTGTCGCGCCAGGGCTTGGCCAAACTGCTGCGAGCCAACGCGCACCACGGCGCCATTCCAGGGTTCAAGCGCAACCTGCTGCTGCGTGAGTTCATCCCCTCGGCGGGATTGTCCACCCGCACGATGAGCTGCGCCGGTCTGGATTACATGGTGTTCGGGGAAACTTACCTGTATCGCAATCGCAATGCCTTTGGCCAGGTGCTCGAGCTGGAGCACCTGCCGACGATCAATATGCGGGTCAAGGTCGACGGTGGATTCGTAATGCTACTGCCGGGAGGCAAGGAGGTGGAGTTCGACCAGGACGAGGTCGAGCACGTCTTCAATTACGACGTGGAACAGAACATCTATGGCGTGCCTGATTACCTGGGCGGCATGCAGGCGCTGCTGCTCAATGAAGCCGCCACCCTCTTCCGCCGGCGCTACTACAGCAATGGCGCTCACGCTGGTTACATCTTCTACACCAACGATCCGAACCTTTCCGAAAAGGATGAGGACGAGCTGAAGGCCCAGATCACCGCCAGTAAGGGCGTGGGTAACTTCCGATCGATGTTCGTGAACATTCCAGGCGGCGCAGAGAAAGCGATTCAGATCATCCCCGTGGGGGATTTCCAGGCGAAGGACGAGCTGGAGAAGGTCAAGAACATCACCCGCAACGACGTGATCGCGGCTTGGCGAATGAACCCCGCATTGGCCGGGATCATCCCGGAAAACAACGCCGGTTTTGGCGATATCGAAAAGATCGATAGGGTGTACACCAGCAATGAAATTCGGCCGATCTGTCAACTTTTCGACCAGGTGAACGACACCTTGCGTGAAGATAGGCGCATTACCTGGAGAGATCCGAAAAACACAGTGGATTCCACTGCATCTAGCGCATAGCACAGAGATTGCCACTACATATTGTGGCAAGATAGTGGCAATTAGCTAACCCTGGGGAGGGACATATGCGAGTTACTTGTAAATGCGGGCACAAGGGCAAGATTCGAGACAGCAAGGCGCATTCGCCAGATTTCGTCACGATCTATGGCCAATGTTTAGACGTTCATTGCGGCCACTCCTGGGTGGCTCACCTCACCTTCTCGCACACGCTAAGCCCATCAGCGCAGATGCACGACAGGATTCTGTTTGATCGCCTCAAGGGCATGCCCAGGGAAAAACAGCGGGAGCTGTTCGAGCAGTTGGGGGCGGCATAAAACAAGCCTGAACCGCCGACTCGAAAGGTCGGCGATTGGGTACATGGAATCGGCTATCAGCGATCGGAAATATTAGCTGGTGGCCGTTTCTTTGGGATTGGTAGCTAACACCTGAGACATCCGTCTGAGCTGAGTTTGCTCCTGCTCACTCAACAGACGGTACAGACGGATAAGGCGACGTTCGATTTTGGACAGATCCGACCATTCGAATTCAGTGCTTTCAACGCTGCCGCGTTCAGTGTTCGTGCGATCCAACATGCTTACTACTCCATAAAGTGCATTGCTGAATCGACGTTATCGGGGCGGGAACTCGCTTTAGTACCAGGAGGCGACGAATGTCTTACACGCTTTATTGCAAATCACTTCGGATGTCGTGCTGCATCGTCAGCCATGGCCTGGAGGAAACGGCGGATCGCTTCCTGGTCGAACGGCGTGATGCTTCTGTATTGCGTGATCAACTCCTCTTCTTCTGGCGTAAACAGTTGTCCAAGCGGCGTAGAGCGCCGGCCCGTCAGCACAAACGCTGCATCTACCCCCTGCTCTTCGAGCGCCGCCACATAGCGAAGATCAAGCGAGTTTGCTCCCAACTCATAGTTTTTTTGAGTCCCCCGACTCACCCCAAGAAGTACTCCAAACTCTGTTTGATTTAATCCCAAGCGCTCGCGCTCTTCCCTCAGGCGTTCACCTACTTGATTCGCTATGAGCATTTTTTTATTCACCACCATTGACTTGATCATTTTTTTGACCAAGAATCACCACAGACAAACGCAAACAACCACAACTGAACAGAGTGACCACTATGCCCGCCACTGTTACGCCCGAGCAAGCCCGTGCGGATCTGGATCGCAGAGGAATCAGCATTGCAGAATTCAGCCGTAAGCACGGCTTGAACAAAAATTTAGTCAGCGACCTATTGAACGGTCGGATCAAAGGTCGCCGTGGGGAGGCACATCGCGCCGCCGTGCTGCTCGGAATCAAAGACGGCGTGATTGAAGAGTAATGGCACTGGGCCACAGGGAAAAACAGAACATGAAAAGTTCAGTTCTAAAGACTCGCCGGGAAGTTGTCAGCGCCATTATCTGTAGTTACCCAGGTGGTCGGGAATGCGCTGCAGCGCGCATAGGTTTGGCGCTGAAAAAATTCGATAACCACGCTTACGAAAACAACAACAGTCGTCCGCTCTCAGATGCCCAGCTCTACCAGCTGGAGCAGGAAGCCGGCACTCAACATCTCCCCACCTACATCGCGGGGATGTATGGCGGTTTGTTCGTTCCGGTTGCAGATCCGGAGAACATGGACAACGTCGAGATGTACACCCTTTCGGTAAACGTTGCGGCCAAGCGGGGATGTGTTGACCAAGAAATTGCAAAGGCTTTGGCGGACGGCTGCATCTCCGAGATCGAAGCGGAACACATCCTTAATGCCCACAACCTGCACATGGCAGCACGGCACGCCGAAGTGCTGGCAGCCATCGACCTGTACCGCAACAAATCTGGGGTTGCTCAATGAACGATCTGCCTGCAGTACAGGAATATCAGGACACGCTCAAAGCATCCGCGCTGTTGTTCCTGGAGCGCCACCAATGCGAACACCTGGGCGACGATCAGCAATTGTTCGACCGCGCAGTGCAGTACCTCATCACGGATTTCGACATCCTGACGACCACTGCAGAGAAGGCCGTGCACCTAGCCTGCAGCGATATGTCAGCGATACGCGATCGGCAACGACTGGACGTTGTCAGCAGTTCGTCGACACACACCGTCATCATTGACCCCGCCACAGGCAAAGCCTGGGCCGTTCCGGTCAGCTTGATCTATGAACGCATTCTTAATGCGCCGGATAACGGTCGTTTCCGCGTAGCCGCACCGTAACACCCACCCACTAAATCGCCTGTCCCACTGCCGTGGGTTTGGGTGAGCTGCGTCCGAAATTGAGGTTTGACGATGGAAAACGCCATGAACATCAACGCAAAACTGACACCAGGTCAGGCCCAGGCGCTCTTGGCCAACCTGCGCGAGCAATACCGTCTCAGCCTCAATGATCTTTGGTACGCAGACGAATATCGAATGATTCCTGATGGCCTACGTCACGGATCGATTCTCGCCAACTGCCCGGTGATGGCTGCTCAAAAACACCTGATCGGTGCCCTCACCCTAAGTCTTGGCCTCAGCCTCAAAGCAGTGAAATAACCATGAGAGAAGATCTCCGCGACGACGTTCTGCAGCGCATCGAATCTGACTTCGGCCTAAAGCACCGCACGCCTACAAATTACATGCGCGGTGGCGTCTGTCCCAAGTGCAACAAGAAAGAGCTGTACACACGCTTCGATAGCCCGTGGCAGCTGATTTGCGGCCGTCAGGAAAAATGCGGGCACACGTTGCATGTAAAGGAACTCTACGACGATCTGTTTGAGGACTGGAGCAAGCGCGCTCCGGCTACTGAGAGCGCCCCAACAGCAACCGCTCGGGCCTACTTAGAGTTCGCCCGCGGCTTCGATATCTCGCTGATCGGTGGTTGGTTCACACAGGAAACTTTTTACTCCAGCCATGACCAGGCTGGCAGCGCAACTGTGCGTTTCGCCCTAGAGAAAGGCGGCTATTGGGAACGCCTGATCGATCGGCCTGCGCGCTTCGGCAAAATGAAAGCCCGCTTCAAACCCGGTGAAACCTACCGTGGGGTGTGGTGGTGCCCGCCATGCGTGGACCTGCTCGAGGTCAAAGAAATTTGGATTGTTGAAGGCATCTTTGACGCGATTGCACTTGTACATAATGGCCTTTCCGCCGTGTCGGCAATGTCCTCGAACGCCTTCCCTGAAGAATCGCTGAAAGCATTGCTACGCGATCGGACCGACAAGTTGCCGAAGCTTGTATGGGCTCTCGATAACGAACCTGGTGCGCATACCTACACCCGGCGTTGGGTCCGGCAGGCGCGGGAGATGGGTTTCGTCTGCGAGGCAGCACAGATCCCGCAACGCGACGGTCGCAAGGTCGATTGGAACGACCTGCATCAGCGTTGGGCATTCATTGACGGTGATGAGAAGCGATCCGCGCAGGTCGCTACAGACGTTAAGCAGATCCGCCATCAAGGCGCGTTGTTGATTGCTGAAAGCGCCGCCGAGAAGGCGTTGCTGATGTACGACTGGAACAAGCGCGGCGAATTCCACCTGGGCTTCGGCAACCGTCTCTATTGGTTCAAGTTGGACATGGAGAAGTACAACCGGGCCGTCCAGGACCTCGAGGACAGCGAAAATCATGATGAGCAGCTGCTGAACCAAGCACAGATGCGTGAAAAAGCACTGCAGCAATCCGGCAGCGTTGTGGAGATCGCTAACTGCTACCCGCAAGCCCTGTACTTCCAGCGGAATGAAGTCACCGACGAGTCCTGGTACTACCTGCGCGTGGACTTCCCCCATGACGCCGGCAGCGTCAAGAACACCTTCACCAGCGGCCAGCTCGCCGCCGCCAGCGAATTCAAAAAGCGACTGCTCGGGATGGCCGCTGGTGCCATGTACACCGGTAGCGGCCAACAACTGGACAAACTCATGAAAGACCAGCTCTACGGCATCAAAACCGTTTCTACCATCGACTACGTCGGCTACAGCAAGGAATACGAGTGCTACATCTACGGCGACGTGGCAATCAAAGATGGCAGCGTTTACCCGGTGAATAGCGAAGACTATTTCGAGTTCGGGAAGATGCGCCTCAAGACCCTGCAGAAGGGCGTGCCTGTGCAGCTGCAACGCGATTCGAAAGGCTACGACGAGGAATGGCTGCGCCTGCTCTGGATCTGCTTTGGCACCCAAGGGTTGGCGGCGCTGTTGTTCTTCTTCGGTTCGTTGTTCTGCGAGCAGATCCGCGCACGCTACCAGTCGTTTCCATTCCTGGAGGCCACCGGTGAAGCCGGCGCCGGCAAGACCACCTTGCTCAACCTGCTGTGGAAACTGCTCGGCCGTGAGGGTTACGAAGGGTTCGACCCAATGAAGTCCACCAAGGCCGGACGGTCGCGTTTGATGGGGCAAGTGTCGGGTATGCCGGTCGTGTTCCTCGAGGCCGATCGCCATAGCGAAGACAAGGCGCACGCCAAAACCTTCGAATGGGACGAGCTGAAAGACTTTTTCGGCGGCGGCACGCTGGCGACCAAGGGCGTGAAGACTACCGGTAACGAAACCTACGAACCGCCGTTTCGCGGCACGATCGCCATCAGCCAGAACGCAGCAGTAGTGGCCCACGAAGCGATCATGACGCGCATCGTGAAACTGCACTTCATTCGCCCAACTGTCACCCCGGAAAGCCGCGCTGCAGCGGACAAACTCAATGCCCTGGACGGGAAGACGCTAAGCCACTTCCTTCTGCAGGCGGTGCGCAAAGAGACAGAGGTGATGGACCTGTTCAGCAAGCGCTTTCCTGACCACGAAGCCAAGTTGCGTAGGTTGCACACGCATTGCTTCGCTTGTGACACCCAGTTCAGCGGCGAAGGTTCCTGCCGCAAGTGCGGAAACGGTTTGCGTGGCTATATCGGTGTAGAGCGGATCATCAAGAATCACGCGCAGTTGTTCGCCCTGCTGGACGCCATTCGTTTGGTTATCACTCTGACTGAAGTGCAAGTCAGCTCCACGCGCCGGCAGATCGTCGAGATGGCACTTGAGCGACAGAGCACAACCAACGCTGACCACAGCGCTGTTGCTGAGTTTTGGCAGGTGTACGACTACCTGGAGTCGATCTACGACGAGCCGCTGGTCAACCACAGCAAGAACCCGGATGTCATCGCGATCAACCTCAACGAGTTTGCTGAGCGTGCAGCAGAACACCGGCAGAAGCTCTCAGACGTCACCACGTTGAAAGATCTGCTCAAGGAATCCCGCAGCCACAAGTTCCTGGACTACAAGGCCGTCGACAGCGCAGTGCGGTCCGCGCAATCAGCCAAGAATCCCATGATTACCCGCTGCCCTACCGTCAAATGCTGGATTTTCAAAGCCTGATTTAGGAGCGAACGCATGCACATTCAAGTCATCACCGGCGATGGCCCGAACGGAGAGACATCCCGTCTCAGACACATAAAAGGGCTGCAGGATTGGCTCGGCGAAACGAACAAAACCGTTCACGCAGAAGCCTATGGCGAAGCCGGACTGATCGAGATCCTCGAAGTCCGTGCTGTAAACGAGCGGGAGATTTTGGTGCTAAATTGCAGCAGGGAACAGATCCAGGCGGTTCTGGAATGGCAATCTGCGACTGATGATGTTGCCGAGTTCGAAGACCTACTGATTCACATGGTGAAGCAGCTGCAACAGAGCAACTAAAGGGGGAACCAAAGTGAGTAAGCTAGACCGTTTCATGCGTGAAAGGGACGTGATCGAGGTGACGTCTCTTTCACACTCCACTATTTGGCGTGCCATGAAGGATGGGCGGTTCCCCCGGCCTGTAAGAATCTCTCCTGGTCGCGTTGGATGGCGGGAGTCTGCAATTATCGCCTGGCAAACCAACCCTGCCATGTGGGGAGTCACCGAAGCCGCGTAAGCGGCTTCATTCCGTCGCGACAACATTCTTCTGCAACCACAATGACCAACGCTGAAGGCCGCGTTGCTTCTCTTTGAAGTAGTCGTACCGGTCATAGTGTTTGGACGACACATCGTTAAATGCGTGGCCCTGGATTCGATCTCGTAGCTCCTTTTCTAGGCCCGCCACCCCCATCAGTGTTTTACAGGTGCGGCGTACATCACGCAGCGTGAATGGCCCATCGAATAGCTTCGTATGTCGGCTGTATAGCTTCGTCACCGCCCTGGACAACGACTGCGTATGCAGCGGCTTGTCTTCCATCTTTCCCATAAATCGGTAGGCGCTGGTCTCGCTGATTTCATCCAATGTCTTCAGACCTTGCCGCATCAGTCTGTTGTAAGGCACCGCGTGCAATATCCGTTCACCGTCGACGCCTTTGAGATTACGGATGACCAGGTGATCGTCGAAGTATTGCTTACGAGTTGTGGCCAGTAGTTGCTGAGGACGCTGACCGCCCGAAGCGATCAGGAACTTAATTAGCTCAGACGTGACCAGCGAAAGCTCCTCGGGGAGAAGGTTCCATAGTGACCTGAGCTCTGCAACAGACAGCGCCCTATTACCTGGTTGCTCCCAATCAGCCTGCACGGGAATGCTCGCTACAGGGTTGCTCAGTAGTCCGAACTGAACTTTGTTCTGAAGATAATTCCGCGGGTTGTGCTCCTGCTCCAGCCCCAACTGGAAAGCAGCGTGTAGCTGCGATCGAACTCGGTTGCAGTAGGTGGTTATTCCCTTGTCGATCATCTTGGCAATGACAGTGCGTATCTCGATCGGGCCAATCATGGCAACCGGGCGCTGTACCATTTGCGGAAACGGCCGAGTCACATAGCGCTCAAACGAGCTTTTCACATCCTCGACTGAGGCTGCACTTTCTGCCCGAAGCTTTGCGATGTAATTGTCCATGAGCTGCTGGAAAGTACCCGCAGAGATCACCAGCTCCTTTTCATCCCGACACTTATCCCTCGCTGCGCTCAGGCCCAGTGCCGGCCATGTGCCCAGTTTTGTCAGTTTCTTTTTCCCACCTACGAAGCGTTGAAAATAAAACTCCTTGGTCCCATTCGGTCGTACCTTAAGCAGCATTACTCCCTCTCCCCTCGCAGTACGCCCGTCCGATGTCACGTAAGGCTTTTCCCGTGGCTGGAGCGAACGTATTTGCTTATCCGTGAGCATTGATTGCAGTTCCTGGCTATTTGGTGACAGTTAGTGGTGACAGTTCGCTTGTACCAAGATGGACTGGCCTGAACACGCACCCGACTGGGCTTCACTCTGAGAGCCTTGATTCTACTGGGCTACTGGGGTGGAACAGTATCCCCAGACGATAGATGGCATTGCGCCACTAATAGCTTCCCAAGCTGATAACGAGGGTTCGATTCCCTTCACCCGCTCCAACCGAATTTTTGTCTCACGTTGTTTTTTGACGGGGGATACAGGTAAATAA